CAGCTATACAGTGGGGTGAAGATGTACGTGGTCCACGACCACAAACATGGCTAGAGTGGATCTCTGGTCATGATGCCACTTCCCGGTTTTATGCTGGGGAGATGGCATTTTGAGGACGCTTGGTAGGGTTACCAGGGGTTAGCCACCGTACTCCGGTGACTCACCCTGACCTGGTGGTAACCCGTACCCAGGCGCCTATTAAGGAGCGTACCTTATATTGTTTAGGCGGTATTGCTCCACAGGTAAGGCTCAGGGTCAATAACCCTGATATAGGCACTCTCGAAACGGCTTTGTGCACGCGTGTTTTTACGTGTGAAGTCGATGGAGAGTTTGTTGAACCTCCCAAACCATGTGCTAATTTAGTATCGTCTCGACTAGATTACGTGCGTGACTTTATTGCAAATTTCAAATCCACCCCGGAAACCCACGAGGAAGTCGTGGCACAGTACGTCGGTCGTAAGCGGAATTTGTATGAAGCAGCGCGCATTAGTTTGGTACATAAGAAGGTTCACAAAAATGATGCTATCAGCTGTTCGTTCGTTAAACCTGAAAAGGTTCCACCAGCTAAAGCACCACGGTGTATACAGCCTAGAACACCACGATACAACCTAGAGTTAGGTTGTTATATCAAACACATTGAACATCGCATTTATAGGAATATTAAACGAATGTTCGGTGATGGTCCTACTGTTATGAAGGGCTATAATGTTGCTGAAGTTGGGCGGATAATTGCGGGTAAGTGGCGTAGTTTCACTGATCCTGTCGCTATCGGTCTTGATGCAACTAAGTTTGATATGCACGTTTCACCACAGATTTTGGGGTGGGAACACTCTGTATATTTGCGAATATTTGGTGGTGACCCACACCTAAAACGTCTGCTGCAGTGGCAGATGAATAATGTAGGGAGAGGATATTGTCAGGATGGAAAGTTGAAGTACACCGTTAAGGGGAAGCGATTCTCTGGTGATATGAATACCGCACTTGGCAATTGTCTTATAATGTGTGCAATGGTGCATGCATACTCCAAGCACTGTGGTGTTGAAGTCAAGCTCGTTAATAATGGTGATGATTGTGTGGTGTTTATGGAACGCAAGTATGAAATTCAATTTAGCTTCGGGCTGAAGGAGTGGTTTTTAGAGCTTGGTTTCAGAATGGTTGCGGAGGCTCCAGTATATGAGCTTCCGAAGGTTGAGTTTTGCCAAATGCGTCCTATACGCATTGGGCATGATGTTGTAATGGTACGTAACATCCCCATTGCCCTAGCAAAGGACTCTATGTGCTTGCTGCCCCTGCGAAGGGAATGCGAGTTCAAAGAGTGGCTGGGTGCAATTGGCGGATGTGGCGCTGCACTCTGTAGTGGGGTACCTGTTATGCAGGCGTTTTACAACAGACTCATTGAGGTGGGTACGGTTGACACCAAATTTGGTGACATACTAATGATGAACAGTGGTATGGCAAGGTTAAGTGTTGGTATGATGGCGCGGGAGGACGCCATCACTCCAGAATCACGCTACGATGTATGGGTTGCTTGGGATATACTCCCGGATCACCAAGTCGCGCTCGAACAACAATATAGGAACATGGTTCTTAAATTTGGTAATCGGGTGCTGGGCTCTCATGATGAGGTGCCTTCCATAATGTTGTAGCATGAGTTCTTAGCCCTACACATGATAACATCACGAAATAATAAGAACAGCCTAGCCGCTTTAGCAGGGGTGGTTACACGAGGC